ATCTGGATCTTGTTAAAGACCTTTGTGAAGGCTCTCATCATGGCTGGGCGTGCGCGATCTACATCGTAATCGCCGGCGATCATCTCCCTCCCTTTTCGTCCACGTGCTTCCACTGTCATTCTCCATTTCAGATAGTCCTCTAGGTTCCGGGTTCTTACGTCCGGTTCCCTTCGTTGTATCGTCCTTAGATATTTAAGCTTCGCACAATCGTCGGGTAGAGAATTGTACATTTGTCGCCTCTTTTCTTCGAGCTCCTCCCCACCTATGTATTTGTGGGGGGGGGTCTTTCCTGCCCTTAGCTCGGCGGCCAAGATTTCTAAGTCCTGATCGTCGAGTAATGCTATGACCCTTTGCACACTGTTTCCCATTCCTGTGCTCCTTTGTCCCCCAATTAAGAGACGTGAGTTCACAGCTGCCTGTTTCATAAACAGACAGTTGGGAGGAAGGGAACCTTGGTTCTGGAACATTGTCCTCAGAGCCGAGTCCTTGCCCTCCTTCTTACCCCCCACCCCCCTCATAAGAGGACGGACTGACGGGTTGAAGAAGTAGAGTTCGCTGTTAATAATTGCCACCCTTTTATGAGTGTAATTTTTGCCGAGTGAGAACTTAAGGCCACATTGTTTTGTAACCTCTTTCCATAAAGTGTAATGTTCCGGTTGAAAACACCAAAATAAGATGTCATCCCCGTTAACCACCATAGGTAGCTCCTCCAACACGGCGAACTCATTCTCCTTTAACATTCCGACGGATCGGAAGTATTCCTCATATGCGACCTTCGTCGCTGCCAAGTTAATCAGGCAGAGGATAGGAAAAGAGCTCGGCGAACCCATTAGCTGACCCCACTGTTGTTTGTGTAGAGTCCCCTTTTTTGTGTACTTAAGCTCGTGCCCAGTTAAGCACTGTTTCAGGACCAATTGATCCTCTAGCGGAACACGTAGACGTTGACAGATGGCTTCATTAGCCACTTCCGAAAGGAAGGGGTGAAGAAGGTCTGTAGCAGATTCGTAATCCCCAGAGACAAAGAAGCCCTCCTTATCCTCGAAAGAGAAGTAAGGGGAGTTTCCAAAAGTCTGAGAAAGAAGCGCTGCATTGCACGGTTGCCCGATTAGTCTACAGTTTAGTTGTTTCCTCATTATTCCATGTATAACCTTTTGCCACCGGCGCGCCAGATGATACTGATCCGCATCTCCCTTCGTGATCGTCCTAACCTTGAATGCTTCAAGCAGAGGTACGACCTGTGCTTCGACTGTTAGTCGAGCATAGGCCGCCTTCCGCGAGCTATTCTCTGCCTCGGTATAAAGTTCCGGGTCGTGAGGGGTCCGTACGTCAATGTATTCAGTCCTGTATGTACAGTATGAATGAAGGTAGCCTTCTTCAGGCTCCGGTAGTGTATACTTCTCGCCATGGTTCCTTAATAGGTCACCAACTGCCCCCCCAAGATGACGGCCACAATTGACCGATGCACCAAGGGAAGGGAGACGAGAAGGAGGCCTAGCCTCCAATGGAATGGATCTGTGAAGTTTATGTCGTTTGCTGATTTTGTATGACTGTGTTTGTTCGTCGTATTTCACGACCTTTCGTTCGTCCTGATTTGGGAGATGTCCGAAGATATCATCAGCGCATTGTTGGATAGCTTTTGTAATAAGAGCTTCCATACGATCGCTAAGAGGATCCTCGGTTTTTGGTTCACACATGATTTTCTTGTGTTTTTCCAAATTCTCCTGTACGAAGGATGAATCGACAGCCAGTGAGGCGTTTTTTGTCATGTACATATCTTTAGTAAGTATGATCATTAGTCTAACAACTTGTCCGAATTTCTTCTTATTAGCTGCATTTTTTGTAGACCTACATAACTGTACCCAAAGTTTGTCATCATAGAGAAAAACCAAATGTTCCCCATTAGATAACTGTACAAACTCCGGACAAGGAGGTAATTCTGTCTGATGAAGCATGGATGCCCAGAGGGTAGCCGTACTCCATTTCAGAAACTTCTCCATTAGTCCAAAGCTCGCATATGCCCATAATCGCCCCATCAGTCTAGACTGAGCCCCTATTGTTAGAGCCCCTTCCAGTCCTTGGGAAATCTGTTTGTCCGCGTGCCAACCATAGTCCCCCCCGTTTAGGGAGACCTTCCATAGCTGCAGTGTATTTTTATACCATTGCACCATGTGGCCGGCCTTCGTGAAACAGTCCATAGAGAGTAAGTCGAGAGGAGGTGCCGTGGTACCACTTGAAACGAGCTCTTTTGTCTCATTGTATGTAGTCAAGACGATTTGGCTGTCCCATAAAGGGATACCTTCGAGCCATTGAAGAGAAGAAATTCTCTTAAACGACTCAATCGTCGAACAAGTGGGGGCTTGGTTTTCCAGGTTACCCATTTCCTGAGCGGTCAACTCTGCTTCCTTTTGAGGAAAGCGGAATTGACGGGAATTCTCACACCGTGGTTCACAATCTTGCATTTTGGCTGAAAGGCTAATCTGTAAGCGGACTATGACGTGTG